GTGTTGATGTAGAGAACGCCCTGCAGCCATACGACGGCAAATGCCCAAGGATCCTGGGCTACTAGCAACACATCCCCATCGTACTCAGCTCGGTCAACACGTCTGCCCCACGCCAGTAAATCCCGCGCAATCGTCCGGGCTGATGCCGCATACCAGTCTTCCCTGAACGTTGGCGCTTCAATGCCGAGGCGCTCCAGCACCGTATATACAAGGTGGATACAGTCGATCTCGCCGTCGCTTCCGTCCGCACCAAGGCGATACCGCAGGCCGATTAGATCAGCGCAGTCGCACATTGGCGGACGTTGGGATATTGCCGATCAAGCCCTGCGTCAATCGGCGCAATGGGACATCAGCTCCAACTGCATCGAGAATCGTGTTCAGGCTTAGCGTCAGGCTGGTTTCATCCCATTGGCCGGCGGCAATCTGCCCGTTGTACTGGTGCATCAGGATGCCGGTGGTGCGGTCGTCTGGGTTGAGCGCCATCACGTACACACGCGCCAGCCAGCGTTCTGTAATGGCCGGCAATGCCCAGGCCCGGCTTAGTTCGTTGTTGGGGAAGACAAGGCTGGCCTCGGTGTTATCGCCGTTGCGGTTGACGCTGACGCCGCTAAACCCGAAGGGAAGAAAGGCGTAGCTGCTGCCGTCGTAGGCCGCGTTGGCGCCGATGAAAAAGTTCTGGAAGTAGTAGTTCGTGGTGTCGTCCGGCTTTTTGAGCCGCAGGTAGTTACCGAGTGCAATGTCCATCAGATTCCTACGCGACGGCGGGTGCTAGGTGATTGCTGCAGGCGGCGCAGTGCTAGCTGTTGGCCGCGTTCTGCACCTTGGCTGGCGGCTTGACGCATACCAGCTTGGAACTGATCGGCGGTCACGTAGTCCACGGAGTTGATGCGCTCCACGGTGTAGCGAACGTCGATTGGTGCTGCAGTCATTGTGCCGCCTGCGCCCGGACCGTCGCCAGAACCGGATGGAATGACGCTGGCACCGCGAGCGCCAGCGGCATAGCGCGTCATGGCTGAACGCATCTTGCTGGCAGGAATGACGTACTCCGATTGACCACCTTCACCAATCAAGGCGCGGGTGGGACCAGTGACAAACCCGCCCTCGGCAAATTTTGCACCGGGGCTAAACGTCAGACCTTTAGTAAATGCAACTGGATTAAACCCAGCCTGACCACCGCCAAAAACAGATGCTCCAGATACGGGTCCGGCGCCTGTAAACAAACCAGTGCTTGTGCCGCCAAAGATACCTAGCAATTGCTTAAACGCATACATGGTCAGCATCTGCGCAATAATTTGCGCGGCCATATCAACAAACGCAGTGCCAACGCCCTTAAAGAAGTTGGCCAATGCTTGCTGTACAGACTGTGTGCCAGTGACGATGCTTGTAAACGCTTCACTAAAAGCACTACCAATACTCTCAGCACCTTTAGCTGCCATGTTTATAGGGTCCTGTAGTTCTTCAAGACGCTTTCTCATTTCATCAAAACGCTGCACAACTTTGCTGTTTGGATCCAAATCCAGGGTTAGGTCAAAAGCACCAGCGCCTTGGTTCTGCATCAAATTACGAGGATCTAAACCTGCACGGCTGTAATACTCTTCAGTAATGTCGCGCTCCAGCTGCCTTATTTCATCTAGCCTTACTGCTTGAGCGTCAGCTAGTCGGACAGCTTGCTGTTTAAGGTACACGTCTTTTTCTGACGCATAATTAGCATTAAGTAGTGATTTTGCGGTGTCTCGTTTAATATCAGCAACTTTCTGGTCGTAATCTAAAGTAATCGCTGTCAGTTTATTACCTTCAAACAAAGCGTCGCGCATTTTATCTTGGGCTTCGGCTATTCGTTGCATTGCTTGAAGATCTTCCAATAGTTGGGCTGTGCGGTCTTCAGGTGGCTTGGGTCCTGCTGCCCCTTTAGGTCCTGCTGCGGGAGCTGCTTGTCCTAATCCTGATACATCTATGTTGTTTATTTTTGGTTGTTGAATTGTTGTAGTAGCTTTACCGTACAATTGTTGATAACGTGCTTGCAGTTGTGGCGATAAACGTCCAACTGCTCCAGGTGTTAGTACACCGTTTTGCACAATAAGGTTTGTACCGCGGGGACCGCCTCCGCGTTGAGACCTCAGCTCCGGATTTTCTTTAATCAGTTGCGCTGAAGCCATTGCGGCAGCTTGGTTTTCAAGTTTTGTGCCTCCTCCAATCAACCGTGCAACATATTGAATACCGGTGGTAGCAAGATTGATAATTGATGCAAGTTTGCCTGCAAGCCAGTTAAGTGGTGGTGCTAAAGCGGTGGCAATAGCTCCGCCAAGACTTCCCAATGCCGATCCAAGATTTTTAGCTGCTTGCCCTAGCCGCTCCATACCGGTAAGCGGCTTTTTAGTCGCTTCTACACCCTTATTACCCATTTCGACTAGGGCATTAACTAGATCTTGTATTCCAATTTTTCCTTTCTTTGCCATCTCAAGTAGCGCATCTCTAGATACGCCAAATTTTGTGGCGAGTTGCTCTTGGATATTTATGCCTTGACTTGTTAGTTGATTAAGTGTTGCTTGGGTAACTTTGCCTGCTTCCAGTGCTGATGTAATTGCGTTACCTGTTTTTTCAAATGATCCGCCGTATACGTTTGTGAGACGTGTTACTAGTTTAATTAGCTCTGCTTGACTTTCTAGCTCCAGTCCTAAGCCGCGCACGTTTTGGATGACGGCGGTAAATTTTTCTACATCGGTGTTAGCTACTTTGAAGGCAGTAGCAAGCTGGTTTGTTTGTTCAGCAGAAAAACCAATGTCTTCTGCAAGTTGTTTTACAGCTTGTCCTTTAGATGCGATTTCTCCAAGCAGGGTACCGATGAGGGATCCGGCAAAGCCGCCTACACCACCAAAAGCTCCACCAGCTAAACCGCCAATAGCGCCACCAAGAGCTGCACCGCCGCCTTGCCCAAATAGCAAGGGAAATGCACCACCAATAGCTGCATTACCCAATGCTCCGCCTACCCTACTTCTCAAGTTAAATCCGCCTGTTCTTGTGGCTGCAGAAGGTAGTGCCGGGCCTTGAATACCGAAACCGGCATCGGTAATTCGTCTACGTCGTTCAGCTTCATCCGCTAATCGTTGCCTAGCTGCTGCGCTAGCAGCTCCTTCTTTACTTCTGGTTGCAGCAGCTGTTTTTTGCGCCTGTAGAGTAAGTTCATTAGCTACAGATGTAGCTTCGATAAAAAATGTATTCCAGCTCTGCTTTAAATTTACAGCTTTAGCCGCAGCGTTTAATTTTAAATCTTTACCTAATTCTGCCGCATCCGCAAAAAATGTATTCCAGTTTGTTTTTATGTTTACGCTTTTAGCCGCAGCACTAACTTTTAAATCGCTAGCAAGTTGGGCGGCTTCTGTAAAAAATGTATTCCAGGTAGTTTTTGTGTTTACAGACTTAGCGGCAGCAGTAGCTTTTAGTTCAGTACCTAATTCTGCAGCTTCTGTAAAAAATGTATTCCAATTAGTTTTTAAGTTTACAGCTTTAGCAGCGGTACTAATTTTTAGATCATTGCCTAATTCTGCGGCTTCTGTAAAAAATGTGTTCCAGTTTGTTTTTATGTTTACGCCTTTAGCGGCAGCATTAGCTTTTACATCGCTACCCAAGGCTGCGGCTTCACGAAAAAATTCGTTCCAGTTTTGCTGGATCTGCCGACTTTTTACTAATGCAGGGGGTAGTGCTGGTCCCTGCTGGCCGTAAGGAGCTGTGCTTGGACTTATACGACGTTGATTCGCTATTTCCTGGGCAACTAACGCATTTTGACGAGCGCGAGCTGTATTAGCTTCTCCTAAGGCACGAACGTATTCACGTACAGCTTTTGTCTCGGCTGGAAGGCCGGCACCCACGTTGCGTAAAGATCTTGCTGCTCTATCTAGCAAATTGGTGTAATTTTGTATGCTTTGTACTAAAGATCCTCTAGCCCCTACAACACTATTAAGACTATCTACAGCCTGGGCTGTTTGGTTAATGCTGCTTCTTAACTGTTCAAGATTTCTTGCGCCTCTTACGCCGATTTCAATATCAGCTCTGTAGGCGGTCACGGCGTCTCGTCACACTTTGATACTTCAGTTTACGGTGTAAAAAGCCGCCGGGTTAACGACGGCGTTTGACCTTTTCCATTTCCTTCTGTTGGTCTTCGTTCAGGATTTGGAAGTAGGCGCTCCAGCCAAGCAACTCCTCGGCGGTCATGGTGGCGCGAACTTCGCTAAGGGACATGCCAAGCTCTTTGGCTACTCCGAATTGGAGCATGAGCCAGTTGTCCTTGCGGAGTTCGGCGCTCAGGATTTTGGGTCGATTGGCTCGGCGTCGTCGGTCAGGATCGCCAGCATCAGGGCTTGTAGGTCTTTGTCCTTGACTTCGTTTTTGAGAACGTCCATTTCGCCGATGCTGAAAAGTTTGGTGCCAGATTCGTCAAGAGCTTTGGCGATTAGTAGCTGTAGTGCGAAGGCGTTGGCGTCGTCTGATTTGGCTTGTTTTTGGGCGCGTTCGCGCTCGGCCATTGTCAGTGGAGCGACCCACATTTCAAATGTGCTGCCATCGGAGAGTTCGACTACTTTTTTAGTTGGCTCCAGATTGGCTGCTTTGCGCAGGCGATCGATTGCGCGGACTGGAATTGAGGCAGGCATAAAGTCCTGTTTGTTTGGGTCTACTGTAGCGGACTAGACATA